GGGCTCCTGCATTTCGTCGATGCCCTTGGCCAGCTCGATGATGGCCTCCATCATCTTCTCGATCTTCTGCGCGGCCTCGGGCGTGGCGCCGGCCACCTCCTGCGCCGCGGTCTCGCGGTCGATGTCCTTGTGCCGGTCGGCCTGCTTGACCTTCTGGCCGTCCATCAGCAGGCGCCCGGCCTCGGATTGCTCGGTTACGTCGATCTTGCGGTTTTCCAGGCTGAGCTTGTGCCCCTCCAGCGCGTCCCTGCGCTCGGTGGCCACGCGGTCGTCGTCCAGCTTCTGCTTTTCCAGCGCGCGCCCTGCCGCCTTGTCGGCGCCCTCCATCTGCATGCGCTCGCGCTCGAGCTTCACCTTCTCCGCCTCGATCGGGTCAGGCCCGGCGGCCTGCGGCGGCGCGATCTTGTCCAGGTTCTCCAATGCCTGCTCCAGGTCGCGCCCGGCCTTGAAGCCGCGCGCCAGGAACATCAGCATTTCCTTCGCCACCGGCGCGGGGATCAGCCCGGCCTGCACCAGCGGCGCCACCTTCTCGAAGAACACGCCGATGGCGGTCAGAAACTCGACGCGGGCTTCCTTCTCCGCCTGTTCGTCCGGCGCAATGGTGCTGTCCGTCTCGATGTCCAGGCGGAAGCCGCGCATGCGATCGTTCTTCAGCAGCGCGCAGGCCTGGGCGAAGTCGGCCTTCGCCTTCTCCGTCGCCGCCTGCCACTCGCCCATCACCTGCGCGTACTGCTGCTGCGCCTGCATGAAGGCCTGCATCTGCGCCGGATCGTTCACCGCGTTGTCGCCTGGCGGCTGCGGCGGCTGAATCTGCGGCTGCGGCGGCAGTTCGGGGAGCCCGGTCATCTTGCTCAGCATCTCGGGGCTGAACTGCTCGGCGATCACCTCGGCCATGAGCCGCAGGCAATCGCGCACGAAGCGTTGCATCTCCTGCTGGCCGATCTGCAGGCGCAGCGTAGCGAACTGCCCCTTGATGCGCTCCGCCGTCGCCGTGGCGCCCGGATCGCCGACGCCGCGGATGATGTCCGATATGCCGGTGATCTCGTTGAGGTCGGCCTTTACCCGCTCCCGCGCCTCGAACAGCCCGGCCAGCACCTTTGCCAGCTGCTCGATCGGGAACCAGGTGATCATCTTCTCGACGCCGCCCTTCTCCATCCACGCGGCCCAATCGTGGACCGGCACCATCTCGTTTTCGCCGGACTGCTCGCCGAACAGCTGCGCGAGCTCCGAATGCGCGTCGCCGGCGTAGAAGCCCTTCATGCGCAGCGCGCGCAGCAGGATGCCGATGCGCTGCGTGATCATGTCCAGCTCGTCGGCCTGCCCCTGGTACTCGTAGAAGTCGGGGATCGGCACCGTCGTGTCGTTCGTGGTGGTCGCCGTCACCGGCCGCGGCGAGGGAAAGAAGCCTTCCAGTTTCAGCGGCGGCGGCGACAGGCGATCGAGCGGCCGGTCGGCATAGCCGGGCGAGATCCACACGACCTCGTTGGCGCTCTTGTTCCAGATTTCCCAGATCGTCGCTTTCTTGAACACGTCGGCGATGGCGCCGACCTTGTCCTTGTCGCGAATGTCGGCGTCGAGCGGCACCATCTCGGCGCAGTCCGGGAAGCGCGCCTTCAGTTCGTCCCGCGTGAGGAAGCTGCGATAGCCCACCGCGTCGACCTCGGGCCACTGCCGCGCCACCGAATCGCGGTAGTCCTCCCAGAACACATAGCCGAGCCGGGCGAACTCCTCGACGACGTTGCCTGCCTCGTCCTTCTCGCACTCGTAGAACACCCGCGCCGTGCCGCGGCCCGGTAGCAACACGTCCATGTTGCAGGCCTTGAACACCTCGTGCGCGTCGTTGCGCTCGACCTCGTAGCCCGTGGCTCGCTCCAGGATCTGCGCGCCCAGGCGGCCGATGGGGTCGGGATCGCGATAGCGGCGCTCGACCTGCACGCGCGGCGGCCGGATGTAGCGCGCCGGCGCCATGGTCTGCACGTTCGACCACAGCACGTTGTAGCGCACCTTTGTGTCGGCCTCGTTGTCGCGGTCGTCGCGGTAGCGCCGCACAATGGCGCGGCCGCGCTTCTCGAACTTCTGGACGTTGCGCTCGGTGAGCTTCAGCCAGGCCACCCAGCGCGTCACCACGCCGGATGGATCGTCGCCGAAGTCCTTGGGCGTCTCGGCCGCGGGGCCGCTGCTGGTGAAGCCGTCAGCCATCGGCCTTTGGCGCTTCGCCCGTCAGGTACGCCTCGAACGCCTTGGCGGTTTCGACCAGCGCCGCAGCCTCTCCGCCCATCTGCGCCTTGATGGCGAGTTCGAGGGCGACGCGGCGGGTAGTAGCCTCCGGCGTATGAATCTTGTAAATCTGCGGATGAACGATCTGCGGCAACAGCGGGTTGACCAGCGGCGGCTGGAACCAACTGTCGGGGCCATAGACGCCGCAATTGCAGCGCTCCGATGCGTTGATGCGCATCGGGCAATCCTTGGCGTGGTCCCGCGCTGTAATAATCACCCGATCCTCCGCCCCTGTGGCCCCGCACCTTGCTTCCAAAGCCGGTTCATGGTCAAGGCCTCCAAGCCCTTGATGTCCTCGGGGTCGACCGGCTTCACCCGCTGGTAGGGCCGCGACATGCAGGCATAGCGCAGCTCGTCGGCGGCGTGGTCCTCGCCCTCGCTGTCGACGTCCTCGGGCTTGAGCGGATCGTGCTGCAGCGCCGGCAGCGTGCGGATCAGGTGCTGGTTCGTGCTGAACACGTACAGCATGGGGCGGTCGTCATCGCCGACCAGGCGTGATCGTACCTGGTTCCAGCCCGACATGCTGCCGCGCTGTGGCACCCGGGTGTTGTCGGCCTTGCGCCAGGTCACGCCGGCGCGGTGAAAATCCTCGCTGATCGGCACGCCACCGGTGAAGCTGAATATGCTCGGATCCGCGACGCCGTAGCTGATCTCCTCACCGGGCGCCTCGCGCGCCTTGATGCCGGCCGCGCAGGCCGTCGCGGTGAGGCGCACGCCGATGTTGGGCTCGTATTGCCCGTTCGTGTCGGTGCTGACGCCGTACCATTCGCGATAGCGCACCAGGGCGCCACGGGGAAACTCGGGAAGCTCGCCGTCGCTCACCGCGTACCAGCCGACGCTGAAGGGCCGCGCCGTGCCCCAATCCAGCGCCCGGAAGCGTGTCCAGTGCTTCGGCAGCTCCACCGGCGGCACGACGTGGCGATCCGTCGACCACTCGGGGAAATACGCGCCCTGGATCACCGACCAGTCGCCCTCGAGCCAGGCGCGCACCAGCGATGCGTTGCCGCTCATCTGCAGGCTCGCGATGTACTCGGTGCCGAGATAGCGGTTGTCGGTGACCTTCGACGGGATGAACACCCGCTCGCGCTCCACCGTCTCGCCGGTGAAGGGATTCTTGAACGTCGACTTGATGATCTGCCAGCCGAGCGGCGCCGGGTCGATGTAGCGCGCCTTCACCCACTGGTGGCCCGGGCCGCCCGGGTTGCCGGTGCCGCGCATGCCGACCGGCACGCCGTGGCCGCTGCGCAGCGTCGCCATCATCTTCATGATCGGCGCCTGCATGGCGAAGGTGCCGACCTCCTCCGGGTATACCCGCGTGTAGCTGTGGCCCTGGTAGGCGTCGGCATCGCTGTCGGTGTCGAGGTAGGCGTAGCGCAGCCGCGCGCCGTTCGGAAAGCGCCAGTACTTGTCCTGCTCATGGAACTTGGCGCCGATCGGCCCGTAAATCTGCCGGCTGCGCTCGATGGTTTCCATGAGCTGCGTGCGGTCGCGGCGGAGCATGATGCCGATCGCGTGCTGACCGTAGAGCCCGGCATGGCTCACGAAGTCACCGAGCACGCCATCGGTCTTGCCGCCGCCGCGGGCGCCGCCGAAGAACACCTCGAACACCGGGCACGCCAGCAGGGCGGTTTGCGGGCCGCTCTGCGGCGACCAGATGACCTTAGCCGGGCGGGGCGGCATCCGTCACTGGATCACATCCCCAGGCGCCGGGAGCGGCGTGTGTTCGCGCTGCCAGGCGCCGGCATCCACGGCCAGCGCGGGCACGTGCACCACGAAGTGCTCGACCTCGCCGACGTGCTCGATCGTCGACAAATCGGGCAGCGTCTTGCGCAACAAGATCTCGCAGGACTTCACCTGCGTGGGAGAAAGTTCAATCTTTCCAAATACATGGTCGCGCAGCCGGTTCAGGAGCTGACTTGTCTGGATAGCCGCGCGAGCTCGCTCGTCCTGGTAGGGCCGCATGGTGCGCTTCGCCATGGCGTCAATTCCGCCCCAATCCGGGACACACGTCAAGCCCTATCTGCGCCCGGTGATCCGCGCCCAGACCCTCGGCGCTTGGCATCGGATCAAGTCCAGAAGGTTGGCTTTTGGGTTCTCGTGCGGCCCGATGCGAGTAAATCCCTGCATTTCGCGCTTTTCCCAATAATCGTACCAAGCGCGCTCCTTCAACTCCCATGATTGATAGATGTCGTCAAAGTCCCGCGTCATGACTTTTGCGCCTCCATGGCCTCGAATTCAGCAACTACCTGTGCCTGTCTTTCCCGAAACTCTGCCGGAGACAGCGGTCTCTCCGTGGGTACTCGCTTCAGCCCCAGTGAAAGCCCGCCGTCCGCGTTCAAGCGGACGGACGGCGGGCGAGCCGGTCCTCCGTTTTTCCGTTCGGGCTCGTTGGGGGGTAAGGGGGGAATCTTATAATGTGGTTGTGGTTGCTCATGCATTGGAGATGCATTGCATGTGCTTTGCTTCTGCTTTGACCACCGCATTGCAGCTGCATTGGATCGCTTCCCGTACCGCAATGCAGCTGCGGCGAGCTCGGCCTCGACGCGCTTATGGCTCCACCCGATATCGGTCATCTGGAAGAATGACAGGATGATTGACTTGATAGCCTGCCAGCGCGAAGGCGCGCACCGGGTGATGCGGGCAAGGGCGTCATCCTCCTTCGGGAGGGGCTTGCCGCTGGCCCAGTAGTGGGCGATCAGCAGCAGGTAGGCGCCATGCTGTTCGGTGGAGAGGTGGCCCGTGTCGGCCAGGTAGTCGGGCCAGTAGATCGGCATCCATGCCGTCGGGCGATTGCTCATGTGGGCACCTGCAGGCGCTCGCGCTCTTGCTTGGCGCGGCGCTGCGCAAGCTTACGCTGCCGGTACCCCTCGTCGGTCCACCACAGGACGGTGCTGTGGTCGCATCCGAACTTCCGGCCTATGAGCGTAGAGGAGCGCCGGCGATCGAAGCGCATGCGGCGCATTTCGGCGATATCTTCCGCCGTGAAGTCTCGGCGCTTCACGCGCCGGTCCCCAACATTTTTCCTGTGTCGCTGTATTTCACGGAACCCCCCGCGTTACCCCGCGACAGTGGAAAGAGGGGGAACCCGCGCGGGGGTACGGGGATGCGGCTGGCCGGCCGTCCCCCTCAGCCGTCACCCTACTCCAAAAGCTGAAGCTTAGCTATAAGACCAAGGTTCGGTTGGCGCGGCGTTCGCGTGAACGAATCAGGCCGACGCGCCCGACGGGAGTCATGCGGCCACCTGGTCGAACTTGCCGGCCTCAAGCCCCCAGCTATCCCAGCCGGGCGCGGACTCTCGTGCGAACAGCTCGACATACGGGCCAGTGACCAGGCGCTGTATCCGATCGCGCGCTTCGTCGGGCTTCCGGCTGTGCTCGCGACGCGGCGCCATGATGACCTGCCGCACGCCCTTGTCGGCCCTGGGCGGCTTGCCGCGCGTGCCCAGGATGCAGATCTCGGACATCTTCCGCGTCCAAAGCCCCATGCCCATGCGCGGCTGCCCGCCCGCCGTCGTCTTGACCCAGACGAACGCGATGGTCTTGTAGCTGAAGCCCCAGCGCTCCATCAGGTTGATGGCCTGGTCGAGGTGCGAGTCGACGGCCCACATGAACAGCGCGCATTGCGGCGCGGCGAGATCGAGCACCGGCAGCCGAGACAGCTCGTCGACGGACTCGACCTGATAGTGCGGCTGAGCCGATCGCTGGGCGATGGCGCGCTTGTTCCGGTACGCTTCGAACGACCAAGGCGGGTCGCATAGGATGGCTCCGTAATGGCCGCGCTGGAGACTGGCGAAACTCACCCCGCCCCTCCCGCCAGCCGCGCCGCAGTACATCCGGCGATCGCGCCCAGCCACACGCCGCAAAGCACGCCAACGAGGAAATAGACGCGGGGGTGGCGCTTCACGCCGCCCGCCTCCCCACCGTCGCCCGCAGCGTGAAGCCCCAGCCGAGCAGCGCCCGCTCCACCTGCTCGACCGACTTGCACGTGGCCACGCAACACCCGAGGTCGAGCAGCACGCCTTGAACGACGCGCTGAGCATTGCTCAACACGCCGCGCTGAGCCTTCAGCTCGATCCAGTACGGGAACACCTGGCCGTTCTCGCCCCGCAGGATGAGCATGTCGGGCGTGCCGGGGGTGTAGCCGGGCGTGGTGGTGACGCCTCGGTTACCGCCGGGGATCGAGGTGAACCAAGCGTCCTTCGGCAGCGCGAGCCGGAGGAAGAAGGTCACGTTGGCCTGGAGATGGGTCTCGGGGTGGTTGCGCTTGATGCTCAATTCACCGCTCCCGAAACCTTGGCGCTGGGCGAAACCTCGATCACCACCAGCACCTGCAGTGGCGCGCCGTGCACGGCGCCGCGAGGCATCGGCACGACGGAATGCACGCGGGTGCCGGGCCGGCATTCGAGCGTGCCGACGGCTTGGCCGCCCACGGGGATCACGTGGAACTCGTAGGTCACGCCGGTGAGATCGGGGCGGTTCATACCGGTTCGCCCAGCGCCAAAAGGTAAACTTTCAGCAGGGCGCTTCCCTCCTGGATCTCGGCAGTGTCGTACCGCAAGTGTCTCGCCACCTGGTGCAGCACCTCGGTATTGAATACGCCGCCCTTGGCGAAGGCCGCGCGCATGTCGGCTGCCAGCGCGGCCTTGTCCTCCCTCAGTCGATCGATCCGCCGCGCGAACTCGCGCAGCAGATCGGCCGCCGCATCCTCAGACGAAACTGCGCTCTTGGCCATGTCACCCCCTTAGTCGAGTTTCTACGCCACCTCGAAGAAATCGCTCGGCGCGACCTTGCCGCCGGTCACGCGCTGGATCGCGGTAATAGCCTGGCCGCGCGGCACGCGAGCGCCGGCCGCCCAGAGGCGAACCGCTTCGCTCGTTACATCAAACTCGGCCCCATCTCTGAGCAGCCGGGCAAAATCGGCGGGCGATAGGCCCTTTGATGCGAGGTACGCAGCGAGCTTCATGCCCGCAGTTATCCAACATCCTGTTGGATTGGTCAACAACAAAATGTTGTTAGGCCATAGCGTCCGCCTGTTGGACGCTAGTTCATGGCGAAGATAAGCGACAAAGACAAAGCCGAGCAAGTGATGGTGCGCACGCAATTCGCAAAGCGGCTCGCGGCTCTAAGAGAAAGCATGCCTAAAATGCCGGATATGGGGCAGTTTGCTAAATTTTTAGAAATAGAAGGCGAAAGATACAGAAGATACGAACGCGGAGAGACAGAGCCTCCACTATACATATTGCGCAGGATCAAAATGAAAACCGGATGTTCTCTTGATGATTTGCTTGTAGAAGAACAAAAAATGCCCGAAGCGACGCCTCGGCCTCAGCTCGCGTTCGACCGCACCCAATCTGACTAATTAAGGGATTTCGGCAACCCACTGGCGGAGCGACGACAATCGCCTAACAAAATACATTTTGCGTATCCAACATTTTGTTGTTGACCTATCCAACGTTCTGTTGGATACTCCCCCATCGAACGACGCGATGGGAGCCGAGCCGATGTCTGCAAGCACCCGTACCGCCGAGACCAGCAAGCGGGAGATCAAAGCCCGCATTCGTGAGCTGACCCGCCGCGCCGAGAGCGGCGAGCAGTGGGCCGAGATTTGCCGGCTGGAGGCGCTGCTGGAAGGCGGGCCGTTTTATGGCTGACCTACGGGCACTCCGGCACTTCGGTGACCCCTGCATCCACTGCGGCGTTCCGCACGACGATGTTGTGCCCGGCCCGTGCGGCGGCGACCCGGCCAAGGCGATCCCGATTGCGTATCGACTTCTCCCCGTCCGCCGCTTCGACGGTTTCGAGCACTTCCGCGTGCTGATGAGCGACGGTCGCGTGGTCGAGCGTGTGCATCACCGCGCCGCGCATGCGCCGTACCGGCACTTCAACGAGCTCGCCGATATCCGGCAGCCGCCTCGGTACGACGGGAGCCTGTGATGGGCGCCCACATCGCAACGCCAGACTGCGGCGGCGACATCAACGGCGCCTGCGATTGCGGCTGGCGGAAGATCGTCACCAATCACGTCTACCCGCCGATCCCCGACCGCTCCTGCGACTGGTCGGCGACTTACGGAGATTACGACCTCGGCAAGCCCATCGGCTACGGCCCAACCGAAGCCGAAGCGATCCGCGATCTCTTGGAGAACTACGAGCCATGAAGCACGTTGCTGCGATTCAGATCGAAGCCGAACTTCTCGCGTTCTGGAACGCCTTCTCGCGGGCCAAGGCGTCGATGGATGCTTGGGCCGCTCTGGCGAACCATCTTGTGCCGGAAATCGAACGTATCACCGGGGTGCCCTACTACCACTACACCCTGAAGGATCGGCTCCCCAAGGGTCTGGATCTCCTGAGCGGCGGCACCTTCTACGTGACAGTGCCCAACCCCGTCGCGACTCTCGGCTGGGGCGGGCCGCTGATCCAGATGCACATGCGCTCCACCGACACGTTCAAGACCTACGCGCCGCTGCTCGCGCACATCATGGACATGGGCTGGGAACACTATCAGCAGAGCGATGACGCCGAGTTCGGCTGTCGCACCGAGCGATTCAAACGCGCCGGCCACCCGGAGATTGCAATTCGCTTCTGGCCGAGTCGTTCGCCGGAAGCGACCGGATGCCGCGTTGTCGAGGGCGAAACCAAGACCGTGACGGAGAAGAAATTCCTCTGCCCGGATTCTGTTACCCGCTAACCACCCCCACGCGCCGGGCGCGTGAGCAACCGAGAATGATGGAGGCGAGGATGGGCAGAGAGATTCGACGCGTCGACCTTGATTGGGAACATCCGCGCTACACCGAGCGGGACGCGCCGTTTTCCAATAGGGTCGGCCAGCATCGGCCGCTCCACGACAACGATTACGCCGCCGCGGCGCGCGAGTGGATCGCGGAGTTTGAGCAGTGGCAGCGCGGCGAGCATCCGTCGCAAAAGGCCACGCCCTCGATCTGCCAATTTTATTGGGAATACGCCGGCAACCCGCCGGAGTCGGATGACTACCGCGCCGAGCCCTTCAAGAACCCAGTCGGCTACCAGGTCTACGAGACCGTAAGCGAGGGGACGCCGGTCTCGCCGGTCTTCGCGACCAAGGCCGAGCTTGTCGAATACCTCGTGGCTCACGGTGATTTCTGGGACCAGAAGCGCGGTCACGGGGGCTGGCGCCGAGAGAGTGCCGAGCGGTTCGTCAACCACGAATACGCGCCGTCTTTCATTGTCTCCACAGGACCGGAGGGGCCGCACATCGCGGGCCCCGGCCAGCAGTAACCACCCCACGCGCCGGGCGCCGGCGGGAGATGAAGATGGACGATTTCACCTTTGAGGCTTTCCCGAAGATTGGCCGGCTCTCGCGCGACATGATCGTGACCGAGAAGCTGGACGGCACGAACGCGCAGATCATCGTGAATGAGGAAGGCCGCCTCGCCGCGGCGTCGCGGTCGCGCCTATTGGGCTACCAGCTCGAGAGCGGCGGCTGGACGTGGGTCAATTCGGACAACCACGGCTTCGGCGAATGGGTCTGCACTAACGCCGAAACGCTCCGCGCGCTCGGCCCTGGTCGGCACTTCGGCGAGTGGTGGGGTGGCGGCATTCAGCGCGGCTACGGGCTCGGTCACGAGAAGCGATTCAGCCTGTTCAACGTCCGGCGCTGGGGCGAAGTCCGGCCGATCGGCTGCCACGTCGTTCCAACGCTTTACACCGGCGACTTCGATACCGAGACCGTGGGCGTCGTGATGGCGCATCTGCTGGCCGGCGGCAGCGTCGCCGCGCCAGGATTCGCGAAGCCCGAAGGCGTCGTGATCTTCCACACGCAGAGCGGCGCGCTGTTCAAGAAGACCTTCGAGAAGGACGACGCCGGCAAGGGCAACGAGCCGTTGCCCGAGATGGCCGCCTGAAGGAGCCCCGCCATGCCGGACGCGAGCACGACAGCGCACACGCCGCCGCCGGGGAGGCGTGAGATGGCGGACTCGACCGACGATCTGACCGAAGCGGAGCGCCATCTGATCGAGCACAGCCTGGGCATCGCCCAGGCCGGGCGCGAGTACCGCAATCATTTCGTCGCCGAGGAAGGGCATGCTGACTGGGCGGACCTGCTGCGCCTGGTCGAGCGCGGTTTGATGGTGGTGCGCAACTACCCTCTCGCGCCGGACAGCTTCGTCTTCCACGTCACCGACGCGGGTCGGTCCGCCCTCCGCGCGCGCCGCACCCCGGAGGCCTCCTGACATGGCTGACACAATCGACGATCTGATCCAGCGGCTGGAGGCGGCGACGGAGCCGAGCCGGGAGCTGGATCGAATGATCTGCCTCCACATCGGCTGGACACTGAAGAAGATGAAGGGCGACGCGCGTCCGTACTTCCGCAAGCCTGGCGTAACTGAATATTACATGCGCAGTGAGCCGCCGGCATTCACCGCCAGCATCGACGCGGCAACATACCTTGCCGGGCCGGGCTTCTGGGAGGTCAGCGGCCCGCGCCGATATCTCGAAATCCCGACAAGCGTCCCGAACCACTGGCGCGCCAACTTCACGCCCTTTGACGAGCGCAATATAACCGTCTGCGGATGGGGTGCCACGGAAGCGCTGGCTCGGTGCTCGGCCGCCCTCCGCGCGCGTCGCGCCACGGAGGCTCAGCGGTGAGCGGGCCATTCCCTCGTCGCTGCTACGGCGAGGCGCTTAAGCCGTTCGTGCCGGAGGGCTATCGGCTACTGGTCGGCGACAATGTTGAGCGTGAGTTGCCCGACCAGCCGAACATGCTCATAGGCCGCAGCATCATCCGGGCAGATGACGGCAAGCCCCTCGGTGTTTGGGTCGACGGGACTTGGCGTCGGCTGGACATGTGGCGCGGCGGAAAGCTGATCGGCTCTTTTGAGCTCACCGGCAACTTTGCCCGTGATCGCGCCAGGCTGATCGCCTTGCTCTGGCCCGTGGATGGATACCTCGAATGAATCAACCCCACCGCCTGCAAATCCGCGTCGCCGCGCGCCACTACCGCCGAGAGGCCGACCTGCCGCGCGTCTGCGTGGTGGAGGCCGAGGTGCAGGCGCTGCGGCCGAACACCCGGGCACTGCTCGCGGTGCTGCGGCAGATGCTCAAGGACCGCCGGGCCGAGTGCCGGCGCCTGCCGCACAGCGACGAAGCGGCGCGGAAGCTGACGCGCGTGCGGATCGCGCTGCTGGGCGAGATGTGGGCGCGGAAGAAGTTCGACCGGGCCGCTGTGGCCCAGGCGGCGGAGTAGGAGGACGACATGCGGACGATCAGCAATGCGATGTTGGCGAGCAATGCGCGGGTGGCGGAGGCAAATGGATACCTGGCCGCGCCGCATGGCCGTGATGGATATCTCGATTTTTCAAACGGCCTTGTGTGCGCCGTAGGTGCGAGTATGACGGCGCAGGAGCTGGACCGGACAAGAGAGCAGGATCCAATCAAGCTTCGCGTCGTCCAATTCGAGGACGTGCGCTATGCCCAAGCGGTGTCGCGCGCGCACGACAGGTGGGCCCGCTCTCAATCCTGGCGGTTTTGGCTCTGGCACAGGCGCGCACACTGCCGCTCCGAATATTGCCGCCTGCTCGACCTTCACGACCCGGTCCGCCAGCTCGCCGCCCTGCCGGCGCTGCGCGACGCGGTGGAGGCGTAGATGCCGAAGTTCAGGAAGAAGCCGGTTGTCATTGAGGCGGTGCAGTTCACCGAGGAATCCAAAAACCAATGCTTCCATTGGGTGACATGCACCCGCGAGCCAACATGGGACGCGAGGGGCCGCCCAACAATGAAGATCGCAACGCTCGAAGGCGACCTCACCGTGAGCTTCGGCGACTGGATCATCAAGGGCGTGAAGGGCGAGTTCTACCCCTGCAAGCCCGACATCTTCGCTGCGACCCATGAGCCGGTGGAGGCGTAGATGAAGGCGGACCGGTTTGACCCCGAGGAAGTTCGCCTGCTGCGGGAGGTTAGATTCTATGCGCAGCAGCTTGTTGACGAAATGGAGCGCAGTCCGGCGGGCGACGAATACACGTTCAAGGGCAGCATGAATCACGTTGAGGACCTTCAGGCGATACTCGGTCATTACAAAGGCTGGGCCACCGGGACCGCGCCGAAGTCAGGACGCAGGCCATGACCCGCCCGCCGTTCTCCGCCGCGCTCGCCGCGCTGCTCGGCTGGGCCTGCATCGGGGCCGCGATCTACGTGGCGTGGGTGGTGTTGCCGTGAGCGATGCAGCTGCCGGCGATGAATCCGGCTGGGTCAAGGGCGGCCTATATCGATCGCCGGATGATGGAAAACTGCGCTACTTCCCTGGCGTGCTGCCCGCGATGCTTTACGGCGCCCTGTGGATCTACGCGATGTGGTGGTCCCAGATCAAAGTTGGCGGTCGCATCTTCGATATCGCGTCGATCTACGCGGTTCTCGAAAAGGGAAGCCTCTCATGATCCGCACCCTCCTCCTGTGGCTGCTGCGCCCGCGCGTGCTGGACGGGCTGCGGACTATTGAGCCGTCGGCGCCGCTCAAGCCGATGACCGGCGGCCAGCCGTCGCAGGCGCTCGGCCCCAACCAGATCGCCTGGATCGAGGCGAAGATTCCGAACGTGAAACACTGCGCCGCTGCGGTGGCGGCTCGCGACGAAAGCTCGCGGAAGGCTAGGGAGATGGCGGCGTAATGGAACTGAAAAAACTCTCCCCGGCCGCCCTGAAAGCCGCAATGAGCGGCGGCACAGAGGCGTGGGGCCGGTGGGGCTCTATAGAGCGTCACATCGTCTACATCGAGCCGCAGCCGCCGCGCCGAGGGCAGTACTGCAAGTGTCACTGCGGGTGCGGCGGTAAGGCGCGGTTTCAGGCAAAGGCAAATGGGGTTGGCGTGGCGCAGGGGTGCGAACTGTCGATGCGGCGGTTCGCAGCGCATGCACGCGCTCGCGCTGATAGAGGCTAATCCGGGGAGGAGGTTGAGGTGATGGAGAAGCGGTATTGCGAAGACTGCCAGCACTTCCGGCGCGACTGGTCATTCTTCCCGATAATGGACCTCGCCAAAAAGCATGCGACATGCGTCGTTAGCGGAACGTGGCAGCCGCCTCAGCCATATCGACTCGTGATGCGCAGCCTGGATATCAGGCCCCAGGCGCGGAAGTGCGAAACCTCTCGAAACTTTGGCCCATGCGGCGAAGCGGCGACGCTGTTTGCCGCTCGAAAGTGCCAGCCATGACCGCGCCGCTGCGCGTGGAGGCCGGGGCGCTGCGGATCGGGGAGCCGGGCGTGTACCGGATGACGGCCGAGCAGTACCACGGGCAATGCACGGTCGAGCCGGCGCTGAGTCGGTCGGGCGCGCATACCATCATCAAGGAATGCCCGGCCGCCTACTGGCACGCGAGCCCGCTCAACCCGGCCTTTGTCGAGCAGCAAAGCCGAGAGTTCGACATCGGCACGGCGGCGCATCTGGTCATGCTGGAGCCGGATCTGTTCGCCGAGCGATCGGTGCTGATCCCGTTCGACAGCTACAGCACGAAGGCGGCGCGCGAGCTGCGGGATCAAGCCTACGCGGACGGCAAGACGCCACTGAAGCCGCGCGAGGCCGAGCAGGTCGCCGCGATGCGAAAGGCACTGTTCGCGCACCCGCTGGCCCGCGAGGCGTTTACCGGCGGCGTCGCCGAGCAGACCTACATCTGGCAGGACGACGCGAGCGGCGTGTGGTGCAAGGCGCGGCTGGACTATGAGCGCGAGGGCGGCCGGATGGTGGTCGACTACAAGACCGCCGGCAGCGCCAACCCGCGCGACTTCCGTCGCGCCGTCTGGGATCACGGCTATCACATGCAGGACCCGTGGTATCGCGATGGCGTCGAGGCCGTGAGGGGTCGCCGACCCGAGGAATTCTGGTTCGTCGTACAGGAGAAGGCGGCGCCGCACCTGGTGACCGTGATCCGGCTCGACGAAAGCGCGACCACCTGGGGCGCGATGGCCAATGCTCGCGCCCGCTCGGTGTTCGCCGATTGCCTGCGTCGCGGCCGTTGGCCCGGCTACCGCGAGCCGTCGAGCCCGCACCGGGACCGCGCCTTCACGCTGAGCCTGCCGAGCTACGCGGAGTTTGAACTGGAGGAGGCCAAGGTGTTCGGCGCGTTCGGCCCGGTGCGCGCGACGCCGGCGCTGGCCGAGACGTTCGACCGCTTTCACCGGCCGCTCGACCAAGATTGATGGAGGAACCGATGGACGACGAAGAACAGGGCCCAATCGTCACCTTCGCGCGCGCCGTGCGGAAGGGCGCGCCGACACTGACTGCGCTGTACGGCGAATCCGGCAGCGGCAAGACCTTCTCGGGGCTGCTGATCGCGCGCGGACTGGCCGGCCCGAATGGCCGCATCGCATTGCTCGACACCGAGACGGGGCGCGGCATGTACTACGCCGACGACATTCCGGGCGGCTACGAATACGCCGAGCTGACGGCGCCCTTCACGCCAGAGCGGTACATCCGCGCGCTCGACGTGGTCGAAAGCCTGAAGCTCGACGCGCTGGTCATCGACAGCGCGAGCCACGAGTGGGAGGGCATCGGCGGCGTGGTCGAGACCGCCGACGCGAACGGCAAGCAGGGCCTGGTGAAGTGGGCCAAGCCGAAGGCGCGGCACAAGCGGTTCATGCAACGCCTGCTCACCACGCGCACGCACCTCATCATCTGCATGCGCGCCAAGGAAAAGCTGGTGCAGGTGAAGAACCCGAAAACCGGCAAGGAGGAAATCGCGTCGGCCGGCTTCGTCAGCGTGCAGGACAAGCGCTTTATCTACGAAATGACGCTGCAACTGTTCCTGCCGCGCTACGACAAGCGGGATCACATCGGCATACCGGTGATCGAGAAGTGCCCGCAAGGGCTGCTGCCGGCCTTCCCTGAGGGCGCGCGGATCAGCGTCCAGACCGGCGAGATGATCCGGCAGTGGGTTGACGGCGGGGCGCCGGTAGACCGCGCCTATGAGGCGCTGAAGCGTCGCGGCGAACAGGTCGCAGCCGATGGGACCGAGGCGCTGAAAATGTGGTGGGAGAAGCTGACGGTTGCCGACAAGAAGGCGATGCAGCCGAACATGGCGAATCTCAAGAGCGTAGCGGCGGAGGCGGACCGGCACGAGGAACCGGAGGGCGGCGACGCCACAGATCTGCCGGACGGTCAGCCAATCGGCCAGCCCGATCCGTCGCTCGACAGCCCGTTTGGCGACCGGACGGCCGCGTGATGTCCGTCATGTTCATCTGCGACGGCTGCGACGTGCGTGCGCTGACGACGCTGTCGTGCGATGGCTCGCCGGTGCCGGTCAGGGGATGGGCGCAATACCGGCTCACGGACTACGGCGGCGATGGGTTCAGGGTTCATGCCTGCACCAACTCAGCCTGCCGCGAGAAGGTCCACGAACTCACCGCCGCGCCACAGCCGCTGCCGTATTGAGGAACCACCATGCCCAAGCCCGATGGTTTTTCCAATCTCCGCGCCCTGATCGCGGCCACGAAGGCGGCGAGCGAGAAGGCCATCCCAGGACCGCCATGGCGTTACGTGCCCTGGCATATCGAGGAAGGCCCGCCGGCAGTACGAGCGCGAGAAGGCTGGCTGATTTGCACGACATCATCGGATGAGACTGCAGCCTTCATCGCCCACGCCAGCACAGCCGCCCCCGCGCTCGCCGACATCGCCGAGAAGATGCTCGCCGTGTGCGAGGCGGACGAAGCGCTGTGTGTCGCCATCAACTCGTTCAGGTCGCCGGACTGGATTGTCCAGCTGTGCCTACGCGACAACGACAAGGCAGCGGAGTGGCAAAAAGCTTGGGAGGCAATACGAACGGCCGGCCAAGCCCGTGACGCAGCCCTCACCGCCGCCCTGGAGAACTGAGCCATGCCCAAGTCCGACAACGTAGTGACCGAACTCCTGGAGCGGGAGAAGGCGAACATCGACCGGCGGATGGTCCGGCTGAGCGCCCGGCGCGCGGAGATTGAGAAGCAGTTGGCTAGGCTGGCGGAACCGGCGGCGCCGCCAGAGCGGAAGCCCCTGGAGACGGAAGCGACGGCGATGCGCGCGGCGGCCGAGCACCCCCGCCCCATCACCACCGACGAGACGCTGCCGGCCGCGCTGGATGTCGCCAACCAGATCAAGGAGGGCGTGAGGTGAGCGAGCGAGACAAGCGTCAGGCCGTTGTTGGCGAATGGTGTGCCGCAGCTTTTGGCGTCGAGCACACAAAGAGCGTTCCGCAGCGCGGGATACGGATGATCGAAGAAGCCATAGAGCTTGCGCAAGCGTGCGGTTGCGATCCGGCGATGGTGCACAAGCTGGTTGACTTCGTGTACAGCCGTCCGCCCGGCACCATCGGCCAGGAACTCGGCGACGTCGGCACTACAGTCCTTGCGCTCGCCAATGCTGCCGGCCTCAGCGCCGACGTCGAGGAAGCCCGCGAGATCGTCCGCGTGCTGTCGAAGCCTGTCGAGCATTTCACAGTCCGGAACGAAGCGAAGAACGCCGCCGGATTCGACGCGCTGGCGTATCCCGTGGAACCGAAGCCATGACCCACAACCGCCGCGCCGGGCGAGAGGCGAAGATGGCGAGGGCGTTTGGTGGTCCCGTTGAGGCTGCGTGCAAGACGTGCGGCGGCACCGGCGCCGACCACCGCTATTGCATGGGCTGGCACACGACCAGGGTCGAGCGTGAGGTTCACGGCCGCTGCTTTGAGCACTGCGGCTCCGACTGCTGCACGTGGCTTTGTCCGGATTGCCAGGCCGGGAATGGCCGGAGATCGGAAGGCCCCGACCTGCCCGACTGGGACGAGGAGACCCCGCATGGCTGACTACATTCTGAGCTTGCCGCACGACCTGCACCCCAGCACGGCGACGCTAGTGCACGCGTTTGCCGAGGCTATGGGGAAGAAGCTGGCGGCCGCTCAACGCAAGTACGGCTACACCGATGGCTGGCGGCGTGACGACTGGGAGCCCGAATGCATTGCGGCTCTGCTAGAGCACGTCGAGAAAGGCGACCCGCGAGACGTCGCGGCTTATTGCGCCTTTCTGTGGCGGCACGGCTGGGCCACATCTCTGGCAGGCAAGCTGCGCCTTGACGAACTACGCCGCGCCGCCGAAGCCCTCGCCGCACCACCGGCGGCGCGTGGGGAGGGTGGATCGTGAGCTACGACCCGGCATGCGAGACGCTGGCCGAGTACTTTCTCGGCAGCATGGCGCCCGATCGGCTGAAACGCGCCCTCGCTCAGCACATCCAAGATGATGTCGAAAGCTGGATTGAGTTTCGGCTCGCCGAAGTTCTCCGCGAGATCGAAAGGCAGAAGCAATGACAGAGCGCTGTGAACTGTGCGGCGAGCCGATGCCTCCGGGCGAGGAGATGTTCAAGTTTCACGGCTACAGCGGACCATGTCCGAAGCCGCCCCTCCCCAGGGAAGCCCCGGAAGATCAGTCGCTCAAGGTAGAGGTGGCTGGCGACCGCCTCGTCATCTCCATCGGAATCCGCGG